ACGGAACCGCAGCATCACAAGCGAGAGCACTTGCACAATCATCTCCAGGACTATTTAACACAGTTCCAGGACCAGCAGGAGCAGTTGCAGGACTACCAAAATATGCAGATGGTAAAAAATCTGGTGTTATAACTGTTGGTGGAACTGGAAATAAAGATTCAGAGTTAGCACTTCTTATGCCAGGAGAAACAGTAATCTCTACAAAGATGAGTGATAAGTACGGCCCACTTATTAATGCAATGATTGATGACAAAGTTCCTGGATACATGGCTTCAAAGAGATCACAAAGTGGTGACATAGAACTAAATGGAAGAAGTCCAGAAGCACTACTTAATTTAATAGAAACTGCAGCAAGTAGAAAATCAATCCCAATGATTGAACAACCAACATCTGGAGTAACGGTAGGTGGTCCAACAGATGATGCCAGACTTTCTTTAGATGCGATGCCAGCACCAGGAAACAACGCAGGTGGTCCTGGAATGGACTTAAGATGGCTAGCAGATACAAAAGAAGCACAAGTTGCAATTACACATTCACTCAGAGTTGGTCAAATGCAGGCAGAGGGTTTGGATGTAAAGGGGGGACTTGACAAGTTTTGGACACACCTTGACGAACCAATGAAAGAATTGGCTGCAATTGTTCAAGCAGAAGCAAAGCCACTAGCAGATAGGTATGATGCATTAAATGCTGCATTAGCAGAGGCTGCTGCAGTAGTTTCTTCTACAACAGCGACCAAAGAAGAGAAAAAAGAAGCAAGGGCCACAATTGCAACATTAAAAGAAGAAAAAAAGACAATAAAAGTATCTGAAGTTGGAGAAAAATCCTATCCAAAAATTGTTGAGCATATAGATAAACTAGAAGAAGAGTCTAGAATAACTGCCGAAGATGCTGAAAAATTAAAGATAAGAACAAGATCTTTACTAGCGCCAATAGAAGAAGACAGAATTGCAATGGCTTCAGCAAGATACGATCTTGCGATTGATCCAGAAACTGGAAACGAGGTTGTTAAGAGACCAGGAGTAGATACAAGATTTACCCCTGAAGGAGAAAGAAAATATAACCGTGATCAAGTTATGGACACATATCCAGCAGCGCTTGAAAAAGAGGGATTAGAAGTTCCAGAAAATATTAAAAAGTTTCAATATTCTCATTTTGGTAAAAGAGTTGTTACTGGAAGAAGAACCGATCCAATTACTCATAGAGACTATAGAGATGGAACTGGTCCAGGTCCAGGAGAAAGTTTTGTAGCAAGCGAACTTGAGGCAGGTCGAACACCAACAACTGGAGATGTTGTAGCCACTAAAGCACAGTTAGAGGCTTGGGCAAAAGAAAAGATTGCTCTAGCAGAACAAGATGATCTTGCTAATGCTGTAGATGCACAAATAACAAAAGCCAGAGAAAAAGCAAAGGCAGCATCACCTTCTGAAAGAACACGAGAACTTGGAAAAGATATTGCAGATGGACTCAAGGTTGGAATGCAAGATGGACAGTCAGATGTTCAGGCGCAGTCTGATAAGTTGGTTGAGGCAGCAGTGCCAGAAAGACAAAGAACTGCAGCAGAAACACAAGCAAGAGTTGACAAGATGGATCTTGACAATAAGTCTTTCTACGATGACATCGACACTCCAGAATTTCGTGATCAAAGACAAATACTTAAATCACAAGACAGACACAGAAGAAAGATGGGCGCTACAGGAACTGTGGGTGGAGGCCCAGCAACACCACCAGTACCAGGACCTTCTTCTTTAACTGTTGCTTCAACAGCAAGAACTGAAGCAGCAGCAGAAAAGTTAGCGGTAAGTACAGAACAAGCAGCAACTGCTCAATCACAAGTTGTTCAGCAGATTCATGATGAAAGTAAATCAAGAGTTACTATCAAGGGTAACACTATTAATATTGGCAAGGCTCGTCAAGAGGCAGACAGATTAGACAAGGAAGCCTCTGACGCAGAAGCAGCAGCAGCAAGGGTTAGAACTGAAGCAGCAAAGTGGGAAGAGGTTGCTGCCCGTGAAGGTGGCAAGAACATGCAGACTGCTGAGAATGCTAAAGCCCTTAAAAAATTGGCTGATGAAGCAGAAATTAGAGCAGCAGAAGCAAGAATAAAAGCAGCAGATGCAGCAACAGCAGCAGCCAATCTTGAGGCTGATGAAGGTTCAGAACAAATAATTCAAGATCCAGTTAAAACTCCAGCAAAGGTTAAAAAGGCAGAAGAGATTATGTCTAATGGAACCGTTGAAGCAGGAGACGGCATGCGCCGAATTGTTGACGGGACAGATGAAACAGCAGACTCAACTCTCCTAGTTGCAGAACAAACAGATGAACTTGCAGCAACAACTGGAGATATCATTCCAGCACAGACAGAGAACTTAGATAATGTGATAACAACAGCATCACTAAACGATGCAATTGTACAAACTACTGGAGATATTCACGGATCAACAATAGAAACAGCAATGTCTCAAGAAGAGATAATTGCACTACAAGAACAAGAACAGGTTTTAAGAGAGCAACTAAATGCAAATCTTAAACGACAAAGTGATGCACTTTTAGCAGGTAGCGATCTAAGCCCAACAGGTAAAAAGAGACTAACCGAACAGGAGGCACTAGATGAATTTTGGGGAAGAGACCCAGGAACCAATGGTCCAGATGATAACGGCCAGAAGGGGTACACAAAGAATAAAAAGGGCGAGGTACTTTTTGACCCAGAAACAGGCCAGCCAACAACTATGGATCAAAAACAAATAAATAAAAAGAAACGTGGTATGCGTAAAGAAAAGGTTGGTAAGTTTTCTGGTAAAGCAGCAGGTGCTTTGGGTATGGCAACAATGGTTGCTGGGGCTGTTGGCGCACCGCCACAAGTTACGGCAGCATTAGGAAGCGCAGCAACAGTTGCACAGTTTGCTCCAATGATTGCAGGCGCTGGCCCAGTAGGACTTGCAATTGGTGCAATTGCTGCAGTTGGTGTTGGACTTATGGTATTGAATAAGAGACTTCAAGCATCTTATGATGCTCAAGCAAAATTTGTTCGTGAGACATCTGCATCAACTAAGAAGATGGCAGAGATAGGAGCAATTACTGGTAAAGTTGGTGCTTCTGAAATTATGGCTAAGAAACGAGCCTCTGGCACTACAAGAGATTATATTGCTAGAGACAGGGTAGGGTCTTCATTTGGAGATACGTTTATGCAGTCTGACACTGGTAAAGCAATGTCAAAGACTCTTCAGGCAAATATTACTAAGTCTGGAGCAAAAGAAGCAGCAGAAACATTTGCAACAGAAATTGCAGCATATGTTCAAGATGGAGTTTTAACTGCAGAGCAGGCTCAAGACATTGCATATCAAATTGGAGTTAATTTTAAAGATACGTCTCTTGGAATTAAGGTTGATGCAAACCTATCAGCATTAATTGGACCAAATGGAGAAGATCTTTCAAAAGATCCTATGGTTATTGGAACGAGACTTATAGCCTCTGCAGAAAGAGGTTCTTTGAATGCAGTTAAAAGTATTGATGAAGCAAAAAGCCATGGTCTATCTGGAGCAGTAGAAGCAGCAGACCTTGGTGCAAGAGATGCAGTTGCTATGCAAATGGCTCAGATGCAAGCAGATGCAGTTGCTAAAAGATATGATGATGAAATCAGAGCACTAGAAACACAAATTGCACAAACTAAAAATAAAGAACAACAAATTAAACTTGAAGATAAACTGAGCGCTTTAAAAGAAAAAGCAAATGATTCAGCATCTCAGATGAATAACCTTGTTGCTAATCAAACAGACATGGCAATGAAAAGATTTACTGAAGAAATTCAACATCAGAGTGTAGTCTGGGACGCTGTAACGCTTGGATTGTATAAACTTTGGGGAGCAGGAAACCAAAGAGAGGCAGCATACACTCAGGCGCTTAATGGAGCAATAACTGATAAGTATGCAAATACAGAACAAGCAACAGAAGCAGCAACAGTTTCAGATAGACTTGCAAAATTTGCTGACGGTAAGACATTGGGGTTTGGAACAAATAACTATGAAGACGCAGGATTTGTAGGGGGCAAAGAGGCTCAGCAGTTTGAAGTAAAGATGAAACTGTTAATGGCAAATGGAACTCTTACTCCAAACCAAACAACAGCGATGCTTGATTTATTTGAGGGCAATCTTCCAAAACTTGAAACAATTTTAGATATTGGAACAAGAATGCATGGGGCTTCTGGAACAGCAGAATTAATGATGATGCTGACAAACTTTACAGATAAAGAATACGCACAAGACATAGCCCTAGAAATAACAACACGGGACAACGACTCATTTAAAAAACTATCAGATATTGTTGGACTTGCTTCTTGGCTTGACGGCAAAGAAATAAATATGGAAGTTGTTGTTAAAGAAGTAGGCGGAGTTGCTGGATTAGAGTATTACATTGAAAGACTTGATGAACTTGAAACAAAAATAAAAGCACTTAAAGGTAAGCCTATAACACAAGAAGATGTTGCTCAATTTTCAAAAGACACAAATGTAAAGGTAGATGATGGATTCCTAGACTATGTAAACAAAGAGTTCAAGGGTGATAGCAAGAAACAAACAGATGCTATAAGAGCCTATACGCTTGTATACAAGCAAATTATGTCAATGGACTATGCAAGTGAAGAAGCAAGAGATTACTTTAGATCCCAAGCGGGTCAGATGGCTGTTGACAAATTAAACGAACTTAGAAAAGCAGGCAATGCTCCAGCAGACATTGAGACTTATATAAAGCAACAGACAGAAATTGAAATTGATGCTTTAATTACAAAAGTAAAAGTAGATCCTGCTGCAGTAGCAGGGGATAAGGTTGAAATTGCATATGGAACCAAGCCAGTAATTGATAGCAAGACTGGGCCAGGTGGCAATACCACTGGTGGTGGAAAGAAAGAAGATCCTCTAGCATTCTTAGATTCTCTTGCTATGCGTATTAAGATGGTAAGAGATCAGGCATTTAATGCCAAGAAGCCAATCGAGTCAATGCTTGCAGCATTTAACAGTCCTGCTGCAAAGAAAAATGTTTCAGAAATGTTTAAGTTGTTTGATGGCGTACAGCAAAAACTTATTGCGTTAAAAGTTCCAGAAGAGTTTAGAAATTACATTGGTGGACTAGATGCAAAACAGTTTGATGAATTATTAAAGGCTGACCTTAACCTAAAGAAAGCGGGACAGCAAGGGGTATTTACCTTTGCTGAAAAGAAAGATAAAAATGGAAAGACTGTTAAAGATAAAAAAGGAAATATTGTATATGATAGGTCAAGGATTGCTGGCATATCTGCAGAGGGCCAAGCGATCATTGCAGCATATAATGAAGCCCCTCTTGATGATTTTAACACTGCACAAAGAAAAATAATTCTTGATACTGACAATCAATTTAAAGCATTTAATAAATTAAAGGCAGCAGGAGTTGAAACTTCAGTTGCATTAGAAATGGTTGCAGATACAGCACTGGCAGGAGCAATTGCGTCAAAACAATATGACGCCACGGAGATTAAGAAGTTTGCTGATGACCTAAAGAAGTCTGCAGACGCAGCAGAAAAGGCTGCAGTAATGTCAGACCTATTAAAGAAAAATGCTGACTTTAAATTTAGACAGGAAACATTCCCAAAACTTGCTTCTGCTCTTAAGGTTGCTGGAATGTCTGCTGAAAACATTGCAACAGTTCTTCAGGATCCAGCATTAGCAAAACAATTGATGAAAGACCTAGAGGATGGCAAGATAGACTCTCTAGCAATTGCTGAATACCTTAATAGTATAAAAGAAGAAAAGATTTTAGAAATACGTGCTAAGTTTAATGCTGGAGATTTTGCAGGTGCAGCAGCCCCAGGTATGGAACTTGTTAATAAGATGTTTGCAGTTCAAGAGCAACTTATTCGAACTGGGGTAAGCAGTGCTTCTAGGGACATGGTTAAGAATGTAAAAGCACTTAAGGATGTCAACGATAAGTATCAATTAGAAATACAGAGAATTAATCTAGAAAGAATTAAACCTATAGAAGATGAGATTCAAAAAGCAACAAGAGCCCTTGAAATGGATATCACTCGCCCACTTGAGGCTTTCCAAGAAGAAATAAGCGACCTTCAAAGAATTATACAGGTTGCGTTTGAAGACCCTATAGCAGACATCAATGCAGAAAACACAATCCTGTCTCAGGATATGGAGGTAATGAATCATGCTGCAGAAGAAATTAATAAGAGATATGATGAGCAGGCAGAGGCATTACAAAAAGTTTCAGATATCAAGTCTCAACTTGTTGAGCAAGAGAAAGAACAACTTGATCTAGCAGATGCATTATCTAAGGGAGACATTGGCGCAGCAGCCCGTGCAGTACAGGCTATAAGAGCAGCACAAGCAGCACGTAATGCAGAGAATGCTTCAAAGGCTCTAGAACTATCCCGTAAAAATAAAATAGACAATTTAAGAGGTGAGGTTTCTGGACGGACTAAAGAGGAGATTACTGAAAGACAATATCAAAATGCCAAAGAAATTTACAGGCTTGAAAACACGGCTAAGACAGAAGTAACAAAAGCAGATGGAAAGAAAGTCTTAATGACAAGACTTGACATTCTAAAAAATATAAAAGACATAAGCGACGATATCTATGATCTTGAAGAAAAGCGTGAAGCAGCACAAATTGCAATACGTGATAAAGAAGATAAAATTTATGACATAAAAAATGATGAAAAAGAAGGGGGAATGAAATTCCTCCAAGATACAATTGACAAGAATAACTATCTTATTGCAAGAGATGAATATGCCATAGACCAGTTAGTTAAAAACACTACAGTTCTTGGGAAAACAAAAGATACTTGGGATGGAATATCTGCACAGATAGAGGCCTCAGCACTTGCTGCATCAGACTTTGACGGACTTATGGGAACAATGCTTGCATCAACAGATAAGATTCAAGAAGGCTGGGAAAAGATTGGCGAGACTCTGAAGAAGTATTCTGATATTACTGGAGCCAAACCAGGGACCCTAGGTCTTGGAACGCCAGCAATGGAAAAGTTTAGAGCAGACACAATAAAGCAAGGAAATGAATGGGATGCCGAGGCAATAGCAGATAGACAAAAACTTGCAGACGCACAACTAAAGTATGAGACTGAGAAAAAACAATATGATTCAGAAGTTGATGATCTTAAAAAACAACTTGCTGCTGCATTAGCAAGAAACGATTTTTACGTAGCAGGAATGATTCAACAAGCACTTGCTGCTAAAGTAAAGACTGGACCACCAGTTGCCCCGAACCATTCTCCATCTAGAGCAGCAGACAATCCAAATGCAGACTACAACAATCTTACAGTAAACTCTGCAACTGATATGTTTAATTCTGCAAAAATCCCAGCAGGAACAACAACCAGTAGTGCTGGTGGAGGTTCTGGAAGTGGAACAGGCGGTTCTGGATCAGGTGGCTCTGGAACAGGCGGTTCTGGAACAGACAACAAGGTCGTAGTTGACCCACCAACTACAGCCCCATCAAGCGCAGAAGCAGCAAAGTTAAAGGCCCCAACAGTAAAATCATTAAGAGTAAAAAATGCAATATACTCTATGACGGAAAAAGGTTTTAGGGAAGACGCTACAGCAGAAAATACCAAACTTCTAAAGTTTAGATCAGACATAGTAAAGAAGTATGGCTTAGGAGCATCAGCCCTTACAACTTACGTTGGAGAAGACTTAAAGGTAAGAGCAGAGAGATATGCCAACGCTGGCTCAAAAGTTGCTGATGGCAAGAAAGAGGCATATAGACAAGATATTGAAACTCTTAAAAAAATGGATGCTAGTTATGAAGGATATTACTCCAAAAATAGTGCAAACGTTTTTGTTATAGATGAAGAGGGTTCTGCTCAAGCAAAATTAGCAAAACAAAAAGCAAAAAATTTACTTCCAGATGATGTTATTAAAATGTTAGATATGTTAAAACAGATAAACTCTACATTTCAAACAGAACAAACTGCTTATAATAATGCCTACGCTGCATTGTCAAAGATAAAAACTGACAATATGTATGGGGAAGCAAATTATCCAACAGGCACCTGGAATGTAGAAAGCATAAAGACAAGTGATCCAAAAGCATATGCAAAAATTTTACCCGTACATAGAAAGTATCAGGATCTAGTTAACCTCATGAATGATAGGTCTAGTAGTGCTTCATGGATAAGAACATTGCTTAAAAAGTCAGGATACCTTAGCACAGACCTTGATTGGTATTTTGAAAAAGGTAAAAACTATCTAAAAACAAGTGGGATCAACAACAGATACAACAAAGACGGAGTAATGGGGACCTGGAAGGGTTACGCAACTGGAGGACTTGTATCTTCTAAGTTTGCACAAAAGAGATTTAACATGGGAACTGACACAGTCCCAGCCATGCTTACTCCTGGAGAGTTCGTGATGAACAAGTTTGCCGTACAGTCCCACGGTATAGGAAAGATGCAGGCGATGAATAATGGCCAAGCAGCAGGCGACTCAGTGTATAATTATAGTATTAGCGTAAACGTTAGATCTGAATCAAACCCAGATGAAATTGCAAGAACAGTTATTGCTCAGATAAAGAGCGTTGACGCCCAGAAGATGAGAGGAGTTAGAACATAATGGCAACTAATGCATATATGGCAGGTCGTAAAAAATATCAGAGACCCCAGGCACTTCTCTTTGCAGACAACGAGGGTATTAAGGTAGATGGTTTTCACATCCCTGAAGGAGACGAGATTGGGTCATTAGGAGCCTCTGTAGATGGCTATGGCGAGTTCTTAATCCTTTCTGATAACAACAGATCCCCTATAGACTTTAAGACCGTTAGAATTGAAAAACGGGAGAGAATGATTAATGGCCGTATGAGATCTTATCATACTGCAGATAAACTAACATTAACAGTATCTTGGGATATGCTACCATCTAGAGCATTTGACACCTATGCTGGCTTTGATGCTGAGGGAAATCCAAACATGGCAATAATCCCAGAGATAAGAACAAACCCTTTAGAGTTTACTACAGATGGTGGAGCAGGCGGAGTAGAACTCCTTGACTGGTATAAAAATCACAGTGGATCTTTTTGGGTCTACCTTGCCTATGACAAATACACTAACTTTAAAGATGTCTTTGAAACTGCCAATGTAGATGAAAGGTTTGCAAATACAAATAAATATAATGAAGTAATTGAGATGTTCTTTACAGACTTTAGTTATTCAGTTCAAAAAAGAAGTGGTTTAAATTTTGACTTCTGGAATGTGTCATTAACGCTGGAAGAGGCATAATGTTTGAAGAAAAAGATTTATTAAAGCATATAGAGACAAGTTCTTCTATTAAGACACAGTCTTTGGTTATTGCTGAATGGAACATGAATATTGCTACAAATATTTTAGCAGTTGGAAACTATAGATACCGCCCGTATACTGCAGGATCTATTTACAGAACTATACCAAACACATTTGTTTTAGAAAATAAAACATCATCTCCAGCATTTTATTATGGAGCAACAGATGCTGACGTTGTTGTTGATGGAGGGGTTGACGAAAACGATCTACCATTTAATCTTATTCCAAAAAAAGATAAACTAAAACTATTATACTCATTAGAAGATTGTTTAAAACCTTTTAGACCAAGATCTGGAATTAATAAGGCAGTATTTCAAAGTGGAAAGTTTTTACATAACCCTGATATAAATATGGCCAGAAAGCCAAGATACTATATGGCAGATAAAAACGACCCATTCAAGTATTGGACATCCTTTAGAACTGAGAATGGAATTGAATACGGAACATCTACAAAAACAATAAACGGAAGGCATATGATTGAAGACGCTGCACCATTTGTTGTGTATAAAAATCAGGTACCAGCAAATAGACTTGTTATAAAGATGCAAACAAATATTGGAGACATTGACTCTGGAAGATATACCAATAAGTCAGGATCATTTTCAGATCCTTATTTTGGAGAACTAAATCAGACAACTCCTAGCGCTTGGAAAGTTCAAGTATTAAAAAATAATAACTGGGTAGACGCAGTTGCCTTTGATGACGAGACTAAAAGAAAAGACGGAACTCCAATAATTCAGTCAGACGGATATGTAGAACTAGCATACGGATTGGTTTTACCAAAAATATATTCTGAGGTTTTTGTTTATCGTGGAGAATTATCATCCGTATCTCTTAGACCTCCAGTAGGAACAAGGGAAGGAGATGCATACCTTATTGTAGAAAACTCTGGGGATATTGGAGAGTATCATCTCTGGTATAAGGATGAGTGGAAGATATTTGTTCCAAACTATGGATGGAAATTTGAAGAGCCAGTTGTTGATAGTTTTACAAACTTTGTTACAGAATTGACAGACCCAACAAGTTACACTGTAAGAGGAGAATTAAAATATAAGGAGTTTGAGTACATCTCTGGTATTAGAATAGTTGTTGATAGTATGAAGAAGTTTGATGCGTCTTTTGATCTTATTGAGTTCTCTCCCAGACTTACTGCTGATTTATCAGATAGAGTGACATCATTTTCTTTAAATAAGAGTGCTTCAGATTTAGGACAAAGCGGTATGCCAGTAGGACAACTTCTAGCATCAACTGGAAACATATCGTTTTTTGATTTTGATGATGCTTTTAATCAAAACAATAAACTAAGTATTATTGCAAATCAAAATATAAAAAATATACAGATAAAACTTTATGAAATTTTAACAGATGCAAAACTAATAGACTACTATGTTCCTATAAAGACCATGTACTCTGATGGATTTCCAAAGGTTGATAATCAGTCAAAATCAGTATCTTTACCATTGAGAGACCTCTATTTTTATTTTGAATCTCAAACTGCACCAGAACTATTATCAACAAACACATCTCTTAGTGCTGCCGTATCTTTACTTTTAGACTCTATTGGATTTTCTAATTATGTGTTTAAAAGAGTGGCAGGAGAGTCTGAACTAGTCATCCCATACTTTTTTATTCCACCAGACAAAAGCGTTGCACAAATATTACAGGACTTAGCAATCTCAACACAAACAGCAATGTTCTTTGATGAATACAATAATTTTATAATGATGAGTAAAGATTTTATTATGCCAACTATAGCACAAAGACCTACAGACTTAACCTTGTATGGATCTTCAGATTCTGCACAAGAAGATGTCGTTAAAAATAAAGATACAAAAACTAAACTTTCAAACATAATTGAGTTGACTAGCCAAGATAGCCAGGTCTATAATGCTGGACAAATATCATATACAACAAGACATATAGAAAGAACTCTAGGAACAATAAAGGCAGCAGGAATGTTGGACAGAGAAAGAATGTATATTTACAAGCCAGTACTACTATGGGAAGTTGGCGGAACAGAAAATATAAAATCAATAAACCAAGAGGCAGCAACTTCTTCAACCTATGACCTTGCTGCTGTTCCCTTAAACTCTTATTTGTCAGCAGTCGCCCCAACAGTATCTAATGGAAGAATAATTGATAACACTATAGACCTTGGAGAAGGCATTCAGGGTATAGGAAAATACAAAGGATATTTATATGCCAATGGAGAGATTATAAAGTTTGATGCAATTCAGTTTAGCGTTTCTGGAACTGGAGATGTTTGGATAAATAGTAAACTTGAGTATGACGGCTATTTTGCTTCTTTACCATTTAATGGAAAGATATATCCCACAGGGCTTGTAAGAATTTACTCTGAGCCAAACTATGAAGAAGTAAACGGTTTGTCTAAATTAAAAAATGGGGAAGTTGCTAAACACGGAAGAGCACAGTTTGGAACTCTTATTTCAGAGCACAATGCTGGACTAAGTTCACACTGGTCAGATAATGCTAATCTGCGTGGGGTAAAGATGGATTCTAAATATTTGTTTAAGTTTGATCAGGTAGTTCCACCAACAACAAAAAATGTTGCTGCTGGAGTTAATACTGAATTTGCTACAAAAACAACCAGAAATGGAATTCTTAAGAATTTTCTTTCATCAAAATATATATCAGAGTCTAGCGTAAACACAATGCGATCAACTCAAGTTGGAACAACCCAGGCTTCTGCTTTTATTATGAATGGAGGAGGCTTTAAAACAACAGACACCCCAGCAAACTACTTGTCTTATGTATATAAACCTCTTTCAAATAACTTCAAGCATTTTGGAACAAGGCTTAGGGTTATTGGTAAAATTGAAGATAGCGAAAAAAATGGACAGAGCCCAGTTGGTAGTACAGGAATTTACACTATACAGGGGAAAACTGCTGATGAAAAAATTACAATTGCTGGTGGCGGTGGAGGAATAGCCATAATGGTTAATCCAAAAACAAATGCTGGATACTATTTTGAAATAATTGCTTTAGATGGAACCAAGATAGACGACTCTTCAAGACAAAATGTGCACGATGTACTGTTCTATAAACTAGAAACAAAAACGTCAGATCTATCAGGACCTGCAATACCAGTTACTCTGTATGAGGGCCTTGCCAATATAATTGTAGATGGTGGAGAGTTTGTTGGTCAGCATAGAGTTGCAGCAGAAGAAAAGCCAACTGTCTATGATCTGTCAGTAGAGTACCAGGACATTGGGTCAAGGAGAAAATTTTTCTTATACCTAAACGACAATATAATTGCTACAGTCTTTGATGACTCCCCACTAGATGTTTACAACAATGTCGCACTTTTTGTTAGAGGTGCTTCCAGAGTTATGTTTGAAAACATTTATGCCTTAGCAAATAACTACGCACAAAATACTTCTTTCCAATTAGATGCACCAATTTCTAGTGTTTTTGGAGATTCAGGAATAAACGCACAAGATTCTTTTAGAAAATACTCGATGAGTGGAGTAGTGCAGGCATCTTATTTAACTGGTATAAGTTCAGCCCAGCCACCAAAGTTTAATATTTACTTTGATGAGTTTGGAACAATAATGCGAGAAGCAGCATCTTTTAATTTTAGATACGACCTAGCATACCCAGCACTATATGCACAACTATCACCAACATTTAATAAATTAAAGTCCTACTCTGTATCTGGATTTAGAGCAAGATCATACGGTGCAGAGTTTTTAATCTTTAATACAACAGATAAAACATTAAGTTTAGACTCAGCCAGCCAAAGTTATTTAAGAATCCAGGGCATAGCCTTTACTAGTCAGTCTGCAAATAATTTTACTGTAGACGACTACTTTTCAAAAAATAGCGATCTTTCAGACCCACAGTTTGACTCAACAGGACTTATAACTGCGGTTAACAAAGTTACAAAAAACTATCAAGATATAAAAGAAAGTAGGATGCTTTACGGCAAAAAAGATTTTTCTTTAGATGTACCTTATGTTCAATCAGCAGATGCTGCTGAAAATTTAATGTCTTGGTTGGTAAAAAAAATAACAAAGCCAAGAAAGTCAATAGGTATAAAGATATTTGCAAACCCTATGATTCAGTTGGGAGATATTTTAGAGATAGACTATAGTGAAAAAAATATCAATAAGACTGGTTCTACTGGCGACAGGTTTGTAGTCTACAATATAGAGTATTCAAAATCAAAAGATGGACCAGAAATGTCTTTATTTTTAAGTGAGGTATTATAATGGCAATAGACGCAACCGCAAACCAAGCAACCTGGACTAACGACTTTGGTAAGAGCACTCAAACCAACTCAACCAAGGTTGCGGTTCCAAATGCGGTAGACCAGTTAAGCGATCCAATATCATATGAGGCTATGTTTGAAATTGTGTTTCAAGATATTGGTGGACAAGAGTTGATTAATATTTCCAGGGCAGATGCAATAAATGGACAAAATATTATGTATAGTATTGTTAAAAACTTAAAGAATTTGATGCTTGAGTATAACTCTAATAATATAATTAAACTTGGTGGAACTTCAGATGTTTTATTTAAGAACTTTTCAATAAAACTTGAAGACAGAATTCCTAAATATGGCAATGGAACTGCTGGGGCCATCGTCTATATCGAGCAAGAAACTGGAAGCCTTACGGTTGATCTTGTCAATATGGGCGACGAAGAAGAGGTAGAGATAGAAATAATTAACCAAGGAGGCTATTTTGATGATACAATTACTGATGAGGTGTAAAAATGATAACTAATACAGGTCAGTCAATTCTGGCAAAGTACCTTGTGGGGCAGGCACCAGCCTTTGCCTCTTATATTGCTATCGGCTGCGGAGCCACCCCAGTATCATCTTCCTATATATTTTCAAATACGGAAATGACCGCTATGAAAGCAAAAGAGTCTTTAGACTTTGAGATGTTCCGTATTCCAATAACATCTAGAGGTTATGTAACTGAAGGAGGAATATCTAAAATTGTTTTTACTGGAGAACTTCCAACACTAGAAAGATATAACATAACCGAGGTAGGCCTTTGGTCTGCGGGATCAAACCCAAGTGCAAACTTTAATGATAGCAGACCTATATTTCTATTTAATAAAGATGAGGGCTGGAAATACAATGGTGAAGAACTTGATCCAGTTGAGGGTAAGTTAGACAATGATGGGGGAGTTATTCAAACACCTCTTGAAGCATTTATAACAAATGCAGATAATCCAACATTTGCACACGACACTAGATCAGGTAGATATGAAGGGTCTAGATTTTTAAACAATATGATAGTGCTTAGAGGAGACGTTTCAGAAATTGAGATTGACCCCCTTACCGATACTTTTGAGTTAACCACTGGACTATCTCCTCACATAGTCCTAACAGGGGCAACTATAGACTTTGATAAGTCATCTCCAAAAGACGAATTAAGGCTAGCATTTTCAATAATAAACAAAGAACGGAATAGGAATGTTCAGCCTCACGATGTACGTATTATATTAGAGTTTGCAGATAGCGATCTTTATGATGACGGAGAATACGCAAGGTTTGAAACAGTCATCAAAAGTGAAATATCTGATGGAGTACCTAATCCAGATGTTGATTTTGAAAATCAAAGATACTTTGTTTCTGTTAAGAAATTTGAAGAACTAAACAAGAGTTTTGGATTTACCTGGAAATCAGTAAATGTGGTTAAGGTATATGTTACAGTAACAGAAAAAAATCAAGTTACAGAAGAAGTTTCTATTTCAGATAAATTCTATGTGTGTCTAGATGCTTTAAGGCTAGAGAATACGCAAAACCTAAATCCCATTTATGGATTAACTGGATACTCAATTGTAAAGAATATAGATTCAGAGCCAATTACCAAAATTGCAAACAGTTCAAGCCACATTGAATTTAGGTTTGGTTTGGATGTTCAGTAATGCCACCTTTAAATCTTAAACCAGACAAAGAAATTAAAAAGGCTATAGTCTTAAAAGAAGATCTTCCATCTCTTAGTTCAAATGTTTTAGGATATTTTGCTAGATATAGAGTGGTATCAAAGGACAAGAATAGATCTTCGCATTGGTCCCCATATTATTTTTTACCAAAAGGGGTTATTCCAAAGGTTGATTGCTCTGTTGCCGTTACAGGAACTAACTTAAAGGTTATTGATATGGTTTGGCAGCACCCGAAAATTTCAGATGATGCTGATAGTGATGAGAGATCTATATTTAAAGAATATGATGTATATATCAAGACTAACCTAAGCCTTAATGGTGAGTGGAGCCATATAGACACGGTACCCTCAACATCATTTAAAACACTTGTTCCATCTGGAATATCTTCTTTTCAGGTTGCAGTTCAGGTGCCTGTTTATCCTAAGACTTATAATCCTTCAGCAGCAATCTTTACTTTACAAACTCCTATAGTGGTATAATTATAGTATGGCAAAAATACCCTTACCTGAGCGTGGTCAACCACTAGATGTAGCATATGTTTATGACTTGGCCCAAGCAGTTAATGAACTATCAAAAGAAGTTTCTCCTGCAATGTACGACTATGTAACAATTCAAACATCAGATTCTGGTCCACAAAATAGGAAAATCACAGAAATTAGAGTAATAGGAGCCCTGTGCAAAGTTGGAAGTACTGGGCAATCTGTTAGTGCTGGTCAAACACTTCCCTTTGGGGCTACTTTTCAAGGAGAGTTTAGATTTCCACCAATAGTTACTGCAAGTGCAATAAATGTGGGGCAGACTGCTGCTGGAGGAGATGTGACCGTTATACTAAATGATCCTACACCATCTGGAGTTACTGGGAATGTTAAGTTTAATACATCTGGTTTAGCCTCTGTCAACGTCAACCTGATTATTATGGGCATACCAAACTAATGCTAAAGTGTAAAAAATGTAAAGGAAGAATGTTTCTTGATAGACAGTACACTACAATTGGCCATCTTGAAACATATTGCATGTCTTGTGGTAATAGAAATTTTTTTAATCCACCAACAAGTTCTGCGGAGGGTTCATGGCTATTAAAAAGGGAAGTATCGAGAGCGAAGGCTACAATGTCCTCCCTGTAATTCCAGGGAATAAAAAAGTCTGGTTCTTAAATGGAGACCTAGTTAGAGTACACCATTTAAATAAATCTAATGGAATAATGTCTGTTTATAATATTACAAAAGATCAGATTGAAAGTTGTCTAGTTAGTGATTTTAAAAAGAAAAGGGAACGAGCATACACCGTTAGAGAGACTGCTGATTTAGTTAATCGTCATAAAAAATATATGCCATCACTAATGAAACGAGGAGTCATTCCATTTCCAACGGGATCTCAAAAGGGTGGGGCTAGAGGATTTCAGGTTCGATCATATTATTCAGAATCGCAAGTAAAAGAGATACGTGATATACTTGCTACATACCATATTGGTAGACCAAGAAAAGATAAATTAATAACAAATGATATTACGCCTAGTAAGCAAGAGTTGACACGAAGAATGGGCGATGGTATACTTACATATAGAAGAACAGAAGACGGACAGTTCGTTCCAATCTGGAGCGAGTCTATTTAACGAAGGGTATGAAATGGAAAACGAAGACACAAAGGTATCTGTTACACTTGGATACACGCTTAACCTAGGAAATTTTCAATCACTAAGACTTGACCTTGGAGTAGTTGATACAAGACGAAACGGTGAGACTGCAGACCAGGCTTTTGAGCGAGTCTACAAGTTTGTTGAAGACAAACTAACTGAAAAGATTAACGAAGCAAAGGCAGAGATTAACGAATAATGGCTGAGCGCAAAGACCGAATGGCTTTGCTTTCAAGATACAGCAAGTATCATACCGCAAGGTACGAATCAAAGCCATCCCTTAATCTAAATGTAGAACAGTGGGCTTCAGATGCCCTAGTTGAATCATATGGAATTTCAGGATGTTACGATATACTTGAGTATTACTTTAAGGTTGCAGAGAATCCTTCTTGGAATTACTTTGCATATAACGCAGAAAAGATTTTACAAGCACAAAAAGATAAAAGCAGAGATGACAACGAGAGAGCAGAGCGTAGAAGAATGGCAAAGGAGTGGCTAAGTGAATAACACAGAGTCTAAACTAATTACTGCAGTTCTTCAAGATAAACAGATCCACATACTTCTGCAGGCAAATGTTGACAACCTTCTAAGAACTCATGGAGATATCTGGAACTTTATTAGACTATACTTTGAGAACAATAAGTCTTTGCCACCTACAGAACTTGTTACAGAAAAGTTTAGAGACTTTGCTCCTATAGCAAATGTGGGTGCAACCAAGCACCACCTAGAAGAGTTACAGGGTGAATACTTAAACGATAGCCTAAAAGATATTTTAAGATCAGCAGCAGGAAATGTACAGAATAATCAGGGAACTATTGCATTAAATGATTTAATTACACAGACCTCTGAGTTAAAGAAAAACACTGCAGCAATTCGTGATATTGATGTGACTGACCTTGAGTCAGCAGTTGCTTACTTTGAAAATCTAAAAGTACAGCAGGCAGCAGGTCACGTTGGAATTAAAACCAACCTACCAGGGTTTGACAACTACCTTCCTTCTGGAATTATGCCAGGGCAGTTAGGAGTCTTTCTAGCATACCCAGGTATAGGAAAGTCATGGATGGCTCTGTACTTTGCTGTACAGGCCTGGAAGCAGGGTAGAACACCCCTTGTAATCTCTCTTGAGATGTCAGAGACAGAAGTTCGTAACCGTGTATTTACTATTATGGGAGAAGGACTTTGGTCCCACAGAAAATTAAGTAATGGAGATGTGGAACTAGATACACTTAAGGCTTGGCATGCTAAGCATCTACAGGGTAAGCCAGAGTTCCATATCATTTCAAATGATCAGGGTGGAGAGATTAATCCGTCTGTCCTTCGTGGAAAGATTGACCAGTACAAGCCAGACTTTGTAATCGTTGACTACCTTCAGTTGATGGCTCCTAATCAGAAGTCAGACAATGAAACGGTACGAATGAAGAACCTTTCAAGAGAACTTAAACTAATGGCTATTGGAGAAGAAGTTCCCATCATCGCTATCTCATCTGCTACACCAGATGATGTTAATGATCTTAGTGGAGTTCCTACTCTTGGACAGACGGCGTGGTCTAGACAGATTGCTTACGATGCTGACTGGGTTATTGCTCTTGGTAGAGCATCAAATAGTGATATTATTGAATGCGCTTTTAGAAAGAACCGTAACGGGTTTATGGGCGACTTCCTTGTACAGGTCGATTTTGACAAGGGATACTACAGGTATAAAGATTATGAAGATAAGTAGTTATAATATGGTATGCAGCATGAGAATCTTCCTCCTACCTTCTATCACCATAGGCCTATCAAAAAGTTCTATCTTGATGGGGTCATTCACGATGAATCAGCGCTTGGTAGGCTGAAGGATGAATATATCAGACTCTTGGATTCAGAGATGCGACTCTCAGGATACGTTCCAAGGCTTGACATAACTCCAGATTTTACGCTAGACTATAACCACAAGAAAAAATATTTTGAATTTCAACTAACAGTACACGGGACATATACGGGAAGAAGACAGAGCGAATGGATAGCAGGAATAGACGTAAGCACACCAATCTTTATACAAAAGAGCAAATCAAAAGAGTTCTCACGGGAACAGGTGTAACGATTGAGTCTGAGGTTGACTCAGACTATATTATTTTCTGTCCGTATCACAATAACAACAGAACCCCAGCAGGAGAAATAGACAAATCAAATGGAACATTCTTTTGCTTTGCCTGCCACCATGTAACTGGACTAACAGAGTTTGTTATGCATATGTCTAATAGAACATACTTTGAGGCTGCAAGGTTTATCAAGAGCAAAGAAACAGAAACCAGCATTGAGCAGGATGTAGACAGAGCCCTATATAAAAAGCCAGAGTTTACTTTATTTGACGAGGTTGTTTTAAAAAGACTTCATAATGAACTACTATCTTCTAGCAGAGCAAAAGATTATTTTAATTATAGAAAGATTACCAAAGATTCAGCATCAAAGTTTTCCTTGGGCTATTCACAAAAACAAGATATGGTAACTGTTCCAGTACACAGTCCAGATGGTATGCCTATTGGGTTTGTTGGCAGATCTATTGAAGGCAAAGAGTTTAAGAATACTCCAGGACTTCCAAAATCTAAAACACTATTTAACCTGCATAGAGTAAAGAGTTCTGGTAAAGTGTACATAGTAGAATCATCATTTGATGCAATTAGGCTTGACCAGTGTGGCTTTCCAGCAGTGGCAACACTAGGATCCAATGTATCAAATATACAAATAGAATTGCTTCAAAAGTACTTTAATGATATAATAGTCATTGCGGATAACGATGAAGCAGGTGGAAATATGAAAACTAAGATAGTTGAAAAACTTGGTTCTCGTGTGTCCGTAATCAAACTAAATAAAGAATATAAAGATATAGGCGACATGGACGATAAGTCAATTCAAGAACTAAGTTTCCAGTTTGACAAATCAATACAGTCTATGCTAAAC